ATGAAAGCAAAAACATTTGAAAACCTAATTAGAAAAGTAGTTAGAGAAGAAATTGATTATGCGTTACGTAGAGAAATTAAAACACTTAAAGAAGATTTACGTGATGAATTAAAACCAACTATTGTAGAACATAAAGAAAAAATAGTTGAAGTTCCAAATAATTCAATGTCTGAAACATCAAGAAATTCTTTAAGAGAAAAAATTATGGGTTCAAACCCTTCTCCTAGAAGAACATTTAAAAAACAAAATTTCACATCAGATAATGCATTAAATGATCTTTTAAATGAAACTGCAATGGGAGATACCAATTTAGAAGGAGGAAACACCCCAGGAGTATCTATAGAAGAAATGCCTGCTCCTGTACAAAATGTTGTAAATAGAGATTATAGAGAATTAATGAAAGCAATAGAAAAGAAAAAAGGAAGATAATAGATGCCAATACTTAATTCTAGACGAAGAATAAGCCCATTAGATCTTAATAAAAATGTTAAGATTGGGGTAGCTTTTCCTTTAGATGAAGTAAACTTATTTACGGGAACCCAAACTGTAAAAGAACAAGTAAAAAGTAATTTAATCAATCTTTTACTGACAGTAAAAGGAGAAAGAGTAAATCAGCCTAGATTTGGTGTAGGTATACGAAATTTATTATTTGAAAATAAAATAAATTTAGATGGATTAAAAGAAAATATAAAAAATCAAATAAATATTTATATCCCAGAAATATCATTAATAAATGTAATAGTAAGAGAAAGCGAAGATGGACATAAAATATTTATAATAGTATCATATAGGTTTATATCAGATGGGATTACTGATGCTGTGCAATTAAATTTTAAATAATGGCTTATACAAAAATATCAAATAAAACACAAGATAAAGATATTCAATATCTAAATAAAGATTATAATTCTTTTAAAAACCAATTAATGGATTTTGCCCAGGTTTATTTCCCTAATAATTTTAATGATTTTAGTGAAGGTAATCCAGCAATGATGTTTTTAGAAATGGCAGCCTATGTAGGAGATGTTTTATCTTTTTATACTGATACACAATTAAGAGAATCATTTTTATTATTAGCTCAAGAAAATGAAAACTTATACAATTTATCTTATGCTTTAGGATATAGACCTAAAGTAACAGCAGCAGCAACAACAAATTTAGAAATATTTCAATTAGTACCTTCTAAATTAGTAGATAGTGCTTATAAACCAGATTTTGATTATGCCTTAGATATAGAATCTAATTCTAATTTCCAAGGAGGGGGTCAAACATTTACTATAACAGATACTGTTAGATTTGATTTTTCTTCATCATTTGATCCTACTAATATAAATGTTTATCAATATAATTCTTCAAATAACCCAGAATATTTTTTACTTAAAAAATCTGTACCAGCAATATCAGGAGAAACAAGAGAACAAGAATTTTCAATAGGAAGTCCTGAACAATTTAAATCTATAACTTTATTTGATAGAGATATTATATCAATAGAATCAATAATAGACTCAGAGGGTAATGAATGGTATGAAGTTCCTTATTTAGCTCAAGATACTATTTTTGAAGAAGTAGAAAATAGTGCAACTAATGACCCCGAACTACATGCATATAATAATCAAACTCCTTATCTTTTAAAATTAAAAAAAGTACCACGAAGATTTGCAACAAGATTTAAAGAAACTAATGAATTAGAAATTCAATTCGGAGCTGGTGTAAGTGATAAAGCAGATGAACAAATAATCCCAAACCCAGATAATATAGGTTTAGGAATTAAAGATGGAAGAAGTAAATTAGACACTGCATATGATCCTTCAAATTTTTTACTTACAAGAGCTTACGGTAAAATACCTTCTAATACAACATTAACAGTAACTTATTTAGCAGGAGGGGGTTTGGCATCTAATGTACCATCTAATATTATAATAAACCCAGGAACTTTATTAATAACTAATAAACCTAATTTAAATCAACCTATGTTAAATTTTGTTAAATCTTCAGTAGCATCTACAAACCCGGAAGCAGCTACAGGAGGGGGAGCAGGAGATTCAATAGCAGAAATTAGAATGAATGCTATGGCTAATTTTTCTGCCCAACAAAGAACAGTAACTAAAGATGATTATATAATAAGAACTTTATCTATGCCTCCCCGATTTGGAAGAATAGCAAAAGCTTATATAACACAAGACGATCAAATATCTCCTCTTACTTTAGAAACTAATAGAATTCCTAATCCTTTAGCATTAAATTTATATATCTTAGGATATGATGGTAATAAATACTTATCCAATCTAAATCAAGCTTCTAAAACAAATCTATCAACATATTTAGAACAATTTAGAATGTTAACAGATGCTATTAATATAAAAAATGCTTTTATAATTAACTTTGGAGTAGATTTTGAAATAACAACTTTTAAAAATTACAATAATCAAAAAGTAATATTAGATTGTATTACTGAAATAAAAGATTTTTTCAATATAGATAAATGGCAAATAAATCAACCAATTATTATAGCTGAAATAGAAACTTTAATAGGAAATGTATTAGGAGTAAAAACAGTAGAAAAAGTAGAACTAATGAATAAAAGTGGGGTAGTTTTAGGGTATTCTAAATATAAATATTCTTTAGAAGCTGCTAATAAAAAAGGAGTAATTTATCCATCATTAGACCCAAGTATATTTGAATTAAAATACCCTGATTCAGATATTAGAGGTCGAGTAATAACATATTAAAATGGCATATTATCATTTATTTCCCCAAATAGATACAACAATATACAGTCACCCTGATCGTAAAAATATGAATACAGGGGGAGATGAAATTTTAGAAATAATTAAAGAAAGGGGAACTGAAGATCAAAGATATTATCCTTCTAGAATTTTAATGAAATTTAAAAATGAAGAACTATTAACAGTTATAGAAGATATAGTAGGGAATAATAATTTTAATAATCAAGGAGTAACAGTATCATCATCAATAGCTCTTAAATTACATACAGCAACACCTCAAAATTTATCTACTGTTTTAAATTTAGAATTATATGCTTTAGCTGAATCTTGGAATGAAGGTAAAGGTAGATATTTAAATTTCCCAACTTCATCAGGAGGAGCAACATGGATATATAGAGATGGATCCGTATCAGGAACAGAATGGACAACTTCAAGTTTTGCTGCCAATATAACTGGATCTATTATAGCACCAGGAATAACAGAAGGTGGAGCATCATGGTATACAGGTAGTGGTTTTAGTGCTACTCAAACTTTTTATAATGAATCATCTTTGGATACCAATTTTGATATAACTTCTATAGTTCAAAAACATTCAGCTAGTGCTTTTGCAAGTTCTACTTATCCTAATGGTATTGTTAATAATGGTTTTATTATAAAACAACCCTATTCTATAGAAACTAATACATCAAGTAGTTTTGGACAAATGTCTTATTTTTCTTTAGATACTCATACTATTTATCCCCCTAAAATGATTTTTAAATGGGATGATAGTATACATAATTCTCAATCAATAGCAAAACAAAACGGAGATTTAAATGTTTCTTTATATAGAAACCAAGAAGAATATAATCAAAATGATGAAGCTGTTTTTAGAGTCCACGTTAGAGATAAATATCCAACAAGACAATTTGCATCTTCTTCAAACCATTTAAATACAGGGTATTTTACAACATCCTCTTATTATAGTATAAGAGATGCTCACACAGAAGAAGAAGTTATACCTTTTGATAATAACTATACAAAACTTAGTGCCGATAGTGAGGGAATGTATTTTAAAATATATATGAAGGGTTTACAACCTGAAAGATATTATCGTGTGTTATTTAAACATAAAAATAATGAGGGTATAAAAATATATGATAATAAATATCATTTTAAAGTTGTTAGATAATGGGGGTAAATATAAATTTTAATAAACCTACCCAAGGCGAAAGTACTTCTATAGAAGATAGATCATTTAAAGATCTTACTAAGAGTAAAAAAAAGATAGATGTTAATAAACTTTTTCAAATTCATGAAGAAGTATTTTATAAAATCTCCAAAACAGGAAAAAAATCCCATACTTCTATAATATTAGATTCCCAAAGTTATATAGATAATTATATAGACCCTTTAGATACAGAAATAACAAATCTAATAGATAATGTTGAGGAATTATCAGATGA